GGCCGGTTGTCAAGAGGAAAATCAGAAAATTATTGTAAAACTTCTGCCCCAAGAAAACCAACCAAGCAAGCACCAATCAATAATAATAAGAATGTCATATTGTTCTCCTTTCATTCTATACTATTATTATCGGCATGTATAGCCCTAACCTTTAGACAATTCGGAGAAAAACCTGATTATTTTCAAAACCCCCACCATCAGGGGGTGGGCTGCGTGCCGGCCCGCGCACCCCCCATCAGAGGGTCAATTCTCCTTCAGTGACTCGCACCACTTGCTAAATACTTCACGGGCATCAGCTTTATTTAGTCCGAAGTTAAGCTGTAGCTCTCTCGGCGCTCCCATCATATTCATGGAGCCACCGTCCCGCAAATCAGTTAGAAACTCAAAATATTCTTGCATGTATTCGTTCATAGTTCTTCCCCTTCATTTTCTGACCATTGCCACGCTTGCATGTCTCCGTCACATGGTGGAGCTAAATCCCATAAGCCTAAACCCTCTGTACTACTGATTACATATTTAGCGATGTGCTGAAGGTTGACAGTTCCAAACTCGCACGCCATCCCTTGAACGTAACACATAGCGCAACCGTACTGGTCAGTCGGCTCTAACTGCCAATATTCCCAGCCGTGTTGTGTTAAGTACCATCCGTAAACGTCCCATTCATTGCCAGCGTTATCGTATACCTTGCGTGTTGTTTTTGCTTTTAACATAATTAAAATTCCTCTTCTATCTCAACAGTCAATTCGTCATCGTATAGCGAACCACAAACGCCATTCTCCGACCACGATAAAGTAAATAAGGCGTTTCCGTCTGCGTCTTTTATGGTCAGGCCTCGCACAGAGTACCATATCGAACCATCTTCATCCGCACACATCCGAAGCGTTTCGTTTTTCATCTCGAACGATTCCGTTCCGTCTATGTCGAAAAGCTCTAAGCCGTCTCTGGCTTTTTCATCTGCAACTATCATAATCTTTCCTTTCGTTCTATACTAAGATTTTACCATAGCATTTATGATTTGCAAGTATTATTTCTAAAAACCTTGCAGACCGTGCAAATCGTGCAAGGTGTCCCAATAGTCACAAGCCGCATTCCAATCTTCAGCGGTTATCTTGTCCTCTCCCTCATTCCACTCGGCGAGGGTTTGGGTTTCATCAATCTGTTTTTCGTTTTCGTTAATCATTTTAGTCCCTTTCGTTGAACTGTCTTAATGTCTTATATATATATATTATCGTCTATGGGTGTGACACGGTTGGTCACTCGGATGGTATTTCTTTATAAATTTCTGGGTTTTTTCTGTCTGCCAATCGAGCTTCCAATTCTCGCATATACTGCCAGTTTTCTTCGATAGCTTGCCAAGCCGCTTCGCTGTCTTGGTCAATCAGCGTGCGGTTGGTCTTGTAAAGCTCATCGAGCTTGGCGACGATATTGGCAATGATTCGTTGATTGTCTTCTTTGGCTACTAGGTAACGATTATTCATTTTATTCTCTTTCGTTTAACTTTGTTTCTATAGTATATATAGTGCATTATCCGTGCCAAACGTGCCGATTGAGCCAATAATATATAATAATCTTTTATTAGCCTATAAAACAAGGGATTTCAGAACATAAACAAATTTTTGTGTTTTGGCATGGGTTCTGGCATGGCTTGAAAAGTGTTATCAAATTGATACAACCTGTTATCAAATTGTCCTAATGCTACTATACAGGCATAATACGAGCTAGCCAAAAATCAAAATGATGACACATTCCCACAGAGCAAATACCGTGCCAAAAATCGCCGGCTGAGAAATTATTTTTGTTTGGTATTTTTATTCAAAAAACCCCACCAGTAGGGGGCGGGGCCGCCGGGGGCCGAACCCCCCAAGAGAGGGGGATTTAGTGGCGGCGACCTCGACGTTTGAGGAGCTTGCCCGCCTACTATGTCCCGCGCGACTTAACCCCAATAGTCGGGATCGTCGAAGACCATGTACAGGTCATTCGGTAAGTCCATGACGGGTTCGCCGTCGTAGAGGTTGTCGGGATGCATCCCTTCCTCCCACGCGATGGCTTCCTCCGTCCATTCGTACTGCTCGGCCTCCCATTCGCTCTGTGCGTCGTACAGGTCAGCGGCGGTCAGTTCGTCGGATTGTGGGTTGGTGTCAAATTTAGAGAACATAGTAAAACCTTTCGAGAAATGAACTTGTTATGTCTTAAGTATATAATATATATCGGCAAATGTCAAGAAGAAACTTGAGAAAAAATCAAGATAAATACCACTTTCCAGTTGGAACGTAATGGACGGAGCAACAATGTTCCTCCGCTGCGCGTTGGAGTTTTTCGGGAGTCCATCCCGATTCGGTGATTACGAGGGTGGGATAGTTTTCGTTGTACCAGACAAATTCCATAATGTAAATCCTTTCGATTGATTAACTTGTATGACTCTAATATATTATATATCGGTACAAATGTCAATAGCTCTTGAGCATAAAACCAGAAAAAAGTCAAAGTATTTCAAAACCCCCACCAACGGGGGGCGCGGCCGCCGGGTGCCCTACCCCCTACTAGAGGGGCATACTGTCAGATATGATGAGGTAGTACAAATAAAAACCGCCTACGGGGAACGACACCCGTAGACGGCCAACGAAAGGAAACCGCTCTATTGTAATGAGAAGCGGAACGGCACGCTTTTTACTTTAGCAGATCTTAGTAATATCGTAATAGGGTATTGTCAGCTCCTGCATCTCAAGCGGCTTGAGTTCTATAATCTCCGCACCGCCTTCGACCTTTGCTGATGTCTTACATCCTAGTAATGCCGCACAACACAAGCCAGCTAATAAAGCCAATGCACATAATGCCGCTGATTTTATTTCTGTTTCTTTAACCATGCCAATAGTCCCCTTTTCTTTGGTTGCTGCGGTTGCTTTGTTCTCCTCTGCCATGCCTGAAATTCCCTCGCTAATTGTTCTATGTGTGTTCTTCTCATTCGCATAATTGCTAACTCCAAAATATTCGTATTCGCTTATAGTCATCTAGTCACCAATATAATCCAGATACCAAAACCTAACCAAGTCGAGGACAATCCCCAAAACAGCCATTCATTAAATTTATCACTCATTATACACACTCCATTTCAAATTCATAATTTGCCTGTTCGTATCTCTGAGAGTTGAATTCGGTTAGTCCATTGACAACAACCTCATAATGCTCACAGTGCCTATTGTATACAAGCTCAACCAATCGGCCTGTATTGTCTTGTTCTGATTTATATACTACAAAATCCATTATTAAACTCCCACAACTTTATTACATACCATGTAACCGGTATTCTTCCAGTATACCAACGCCGACCGAATAAACTTAATCAGGTCATCGCCTTCATACTCATACCTGTTTTCTACATGTTCAACCCACTGATTAACCTGCTCGTTAATCTCTCCGTCGAATCCCAAAGCTATCGAGACCTGTTCTAATAAATCTTTCATCTTACTTTCCTTTCGTTTGATACTCTTATTATATTATATTTATCGGCACTTGCAAGTTAATTCTTTAACTTATTTGACGTTTTTTATAATCCACTCATTGTCGTAGTTGATTGACGTTTGGTAGTAGTCAATCATTTCTTTAATCTTCTCGACGGTGTAATACTCATCGGTTTCCATGTTGCTTAGCTTCTTTTGGAAGTAATCACGTTGGCTGATGTTCTGTTGGTGGATAGCGTACAGTGCTGATTCTTGATATTTCATTTCGTTTTCCTTTGTTGTTTCGTTCTCTTGTATGTTCTTATTATACTATATATATCGACATTTGTCAATAGATACTTGAGTATTTTCTCAGAATAATCTGATTTATTTTTCAGGTGGGAAATCCTCAATATCGTACAGCTTTATCTTGTCTGTGTTTCTCAAGTCCTTAATCGGCACAACGTATCCGCTTTCGTATTCTGTCCTACCCTTTACATACTCGAATATCTCTTTCCGTGTTGTCCACTTTACAATCAGTCCATCATTAGGATCTACTTCATAGAAGAATATATAATCGAAGTTGTTTGGCTTGACTGCCCTATACTGGAATTCGCGCCAACCTTTTTTCCACTTGGAACTATTAGCCAGTGCCGACTTTACTTCAATCCTCACTGTCTTATATCCTCTTGCGTATGTGCTATCCTTTACTTTATACTCTACATCATGCGGTGCCGCGTGAGTAGTCTTTTTTACTTGCTCATTGGATAGGCCTAGCTGTCTAGCTATTAGCCTAGCGGTCAGCTGTTCCGTTATTTCTTCGCGGTAGTCTTTGCCTTTGACGAACATATCAAACGCTTGTCTGTTTCGCTCAATGCTATAGCGTGCGTCTGGTGTTGCTTCGTTTTCTATTACTGCTATGTCGTAGTCTGATATGCGTGTCATGATTCTGCTTTCGTTGTTGTTGTGTCGTTTCTTATGCTTCAAGTATATTATCTATATCGGCATTTTGCAATAGGTACTTAAGTATTTTCTAGGAATAATCGCGTTTATTTTTTACCCCCCTCGTGGGGGGCGGGGCCGCCGGGCCCCTTACCCCCCGACAGAGGGGTATCTATCTTAGAACCCTTCTAACCCGTGCAAGTCGTGCAACACATCCCAAGCCGATTGGGAAGCGTTCCATTCTTCAACAGTCATTCCAAATTGTTCGTGAATGTTGAATGGCTTAGCCACTGGTTCGACTTCGACAACCTCTGACACTCTTGTCAGAACGTGCCGACAAACCCCGGCCAAGTAGCAAGTGTATTCGATTAGTCCGCTTTCACCTACGGATAAATCAGACACTTCAACCTTGCGGTTGACAGTGACATAGCCGTCACCGCGTGCCATCTTGTGAGTTAAGCGAATCGTTTTTTGGCCTTCGATGGCCTGCTTGAATGTTTCTAGTTTCATCTTTTTTTCTCTCGTGTTGTGTTGTTGTGTTATGCCTTAAGTATACCATACTTATCGGCACTTGTCAATAGCTATCTTTAACTATTTATGATATTTTTTAGAATATCTTTTCTAGCCCACAGAACTTCCAATTCGTTCATTATCTCAGTTTTCTTATAGCGTGATCGTGCGTCAGCGTGCTCGTTGACTTTCGCTTCAATTTGTCGGTTAGTCGTGAACAGTTTCAGTTTAGCTTCGTTGCGAGTCATGTTGTGTTCCTTTCGAGAACGTTGTTTAATTGTTATACTAGTAGTATATACTAAGTATCGGCATTTGTCAATAGTAATCTTAACTAAATTCTGAAATAATTCTAATTAATTCTGTACCGTAAAAGTAAACGCCATATACTACTCCAGCGCCAATCAGTGTGTAAGCCAGTGCATCTATAATCTTGTCTAACATATTATTTCCTTTCGTTAACTGTTATACTTAACTATAACATATATCGTCCACAAGTCAAGTAATACTTTAATATAATATCAGAAAAATCCTATTTGTTTTTTTTACCCCTCTTGTAGGGGGTGAAGCCCTCGGGTGCTTCCTTACTGTCATTATGGCAGGGCCAGTTATTTGTTCTGTCATCTTAACATCTGTCACTGCCATTTTGGCGGGGGTGGTGTAAACACAACAAAGACACACAGAATTAAATGTCTATCCCAATCCACCCTAACCGCCCCTATCGGTAGTATTGGCGCCCTCCTCCTTCTTTTGGTTGATTCAACAGAGGCATATTCGCCTCTTCTGGAGTCCGCCCACCTTTTTTAGAGTTACATTTGAAACAGGCGCACACAAGATTCTCCCACGTATCTTTTCCGCCCTGCCATTTTGGTTTTACATGATCCAGAGTCAATTTATCTGGGTTCTTTATGCCACAGTACTGGCATGTGTAATCATCGCGCAAAAATATATTTCTTCGACTCGGACCCGCCTTATATGTAAACAATATGAACTTTTTAACCATCGCCACCTTGGGTAGTGGATAATATTCTCCATTCGCGCCCAATATTCTTCTCTCATGGAACTCAATTGGTACAATCGCCCCTTTGAGCATGAGTGTGATACCTTTTTGCCATGATAGTTTAGTGAGTATACTATAATCCATATTTAATATCATTGTTGTTTCCATACAAATATATATAATACCTCACACTAATCTCAGCTTTAGTTTTTAAGTACACCCAAAATCGCCCTTAAACTTTTTCTGCTATTCTTTTCTACACAAATAGTCGCAACAGTTTCATGGCATCTTTTTTAAAAAACACCCTTTTTTGTGTATAGCATTTTACATTTCCCTATAATATGATAGGATATTTTTATTTTTTAACATTTTATTGAATGGAGTGCGCGCATGTTCAATAGTAAAGATGAGCCCAAGAAAGTGGAAGCTGCTGAAGATTTTGTAGCTAAGGCTTCCGAAGAACTAGAAGAGGCGGTTGCTGAAGAGATTGAAGTCCAAGATCCAGCACCAGAAGAAGCTGCGGCGATCATTGAAGAGTTAACTGAAGAAGTAGCAGAAGAAAATGCTCCTATCAGACATAGAGGGCCTCGAACTTAATGCGAATACCTAGTAATATGTCAGAACAAGAAGTTGTTGACACGATTACTAAAGTATCCGAAAGACTGTCCAACAAATACACGTTTGCGTTTTACACGGCTGAGGATATTCAGCAGGAAGCTTTTATATTAGGCATGGAAGCTCTAGAGAGATATGATGAAGGAAAGCCTCTTGAGAACTTTTTGTTTGTCCATATTGGCAACAGACTGAAAAACTTTAAGAGGGACAATTATTTTAGGCACGATGAGGGCAAAGCCGAAAAGGTGCAGAAAAGAAAGCGTAACTTGTTGGAACCGGCGAATCTGGAGGACTTTAGTATAGCTAAAGGGGGCGACGACTTGAGTTCAAAGATTTCTGACGAAGAAATTATAGAATTGGTAAAGAGAAATATTCCAATCAATATGAGGGCGGACTTTCTTAGACTATGTGCTGGGGTCACATTACCCAAGGCGAGACGACTAGAAATAATGAGTACAGTGAGGAGGATCGTAGAGAACTAATGAAACGAGGTAGATTCTCAGTAGAAGAGGTACAATTTATCGAGCAGAATTGCGAGGCTCTTTCTCCACAGGCAATAGCGGATCAGCTAGATCGAGATGTTTCATCTATTACCAAACATATCGAAGACAATATAGGTTTCTCAGCGAAGCAGAAAAGGGAAGTTGAGGCTCATCAAGAGCTAAAACGGAAGCCTTACTATAAGGAGCTAGAAAAACAGTTCTCCGAGGCTGAATTAGAGATGTTTCAGTTTCACTTCAAGAAAATGTGGGCTCAATTCAAGGACGACGTGTTTCATACAGAAGAAATCCAAATCGTCGATACTATCAAGCTCGAAATTCTAATGAACAGAATCCTGACGGCTCAGCAGGATAATATTACAAACATAGAGAACACGCAGATGCTTATAGAAGTCGAAAAGCAGATGGATCATCAAGATCAAGACCGTGACTACATCTCGTCGTTAGAGCGACAGGTAGCTATGTTCAGGGCGGCTCAAGAGACGCTATCTAAGGATTACAAAGATCTTCAAGCACGTAAGGCAACAATGCTCAAGGACCTAAAAGGTACTCGTGAGCAGCGAATCAAGGCTATTGAAGACTCTAAGCTTACGTTTGCATCGTTGGTGAAGAAGATTGCATCAGATCCTACTTTCAGGACACAAATAGGATTAGAGATGGAAAAAATGCGCTTAGCCACAGAAGCAGAGAAAGAGCGCTTATCAGAATATATTAAGTATGAGGATGGGCAAGTTGACCAGCCTTTTCTCTCATCAGATACTGTAAAAGGAGATTAATTTGAAGACAGCAATAATTTTTGGAGTTACCGGACAAGATGGATCTTATCTAACTGACTTGCTACTTTCAAAAGATTACCGAGTAGTGGGTGTCGCAAGACGAAGTAGTGTGGACACGACGGAACGCCTTAGCCAGAATATTAAAAATGCCGACTTCATTGTTGTTGAAGGAGATATTACAGACGCTTTTTGTGTTTCTGACATTATTAATAAGTTTGAGCCAGATGAGGTTTATAATCTTGCTGCTCAGTCTCACGTCGGCACATCTTTTAAGCAACCTACGTTAACTTGGGATGTTACCGCCGGCGGATGCTTAAATATATTGGAAGCGATTAGAGTTTCATCAAGATCGGATGAAATTAAATTTTACCAAGCGTCATCAAGCGAAATGTTTGGCAAAAACTTTACTTCGACAGCTTATGGTAAATATCAGGATGAAGACACTGCATTTATGCCACAGTCGCCCTATGCGATTGCAAAACTTGCAGCCCACCACTTGGTTAGAAATTATAGAGACAGTTATGGGATACATGCTTCTAGTGGTATCTTATTCAATCATGAGAGCGAAAGACGTGGAGAAAACTTTGTCACTCGCAAAATAACTAAGTGGATCGGAAGATTTATAGCTTCCGGTAGAGATGAAGATTTTCCTAAGCTGGGACTTGGAAACTTAAAAGCAAGGAGAGATTGGGGTCATGCAAAAGACTATGTACGAGGAATGTGGCTCATGCTACAACAAGAAGAACCAGACGATTATGTCATCGCTACTGGAGAAACACACAGTGTTGAGGAATTTTTGGAATACGCTTTTAAGCACGCTGGTCTTGGTGATTGGAACCAGTACGTGTACATTGACCCTAAATTCTTTAGACCCGCTGAAGTTGATTACTTACTTGGTAACCCGTCCAAAGCAACAGCAAAGCTCGGATGGGAACCAGAAATAAAGTTTGAAGAATTAGCACAAAAAATGGTGGAGGCAGATATAGATGAGGAATTACGACGATCCGGCTTACAAGAAATTTCGGATGGATGTTTTGAAGCGAGATAACTTTACTTGTAAAATGTGTAAGGTTAGCGGCAAAAAAAAGAAAATGTATGTTCATCATATTAGAAAGTGGGCAAGTGCATCTTCATTAAGGTTTGATATCAACAATGGAATTACCCTTTGTTATAATTGCCACAAAGAAGTTACAGGCAAAGAAACACATTACGAATCTTACTTATTGGGTTTGATAGATGGCTAAGAAAAAAATACCAAACTATACAGTCATAAAAGACACGAGAGAGCAGCGTGGTTGGATCTTTAATAAAGTTGACCGATGTAATGGTATGCTTACCGAAACCTTAAAAACTGGTGATTATACATTGCAAGGGTTTGAAGATCAGGTTTGTATTGAAAGAAAAATGAGCGTCGAAGAGATTGCTAACAATTTAGGCAAACAGAAAAAAAGATTCGATGCAGAAATACAGAGAATGATTGAATATCCGTTCAAATACATTGTATGTGAGTTTTCTATGTCTGACTTGGTTGATTATCCAAATTCTATATTCAGTGACAGCATGAAGAGTAGAAGACCTGACTATGTGCAGGCACAGGTAAGCAAAAGAAGAATAACCGGAAAGTATTTACTCAAGAGCTTATTGGAGTACCAGACTTGGTATGGTATACATGTTCTCTTCTGTGATAACAAAACAAATGCTTTTAAAGTTACTGACAGTATATTTAAGAGGTTAAACGAGATGTTTCATGGCCAAGACTAACAGGTCTCAAATATATTCCGCACTTTCAAACTGGCACGACTACGGTGTTCTCAGTCAAACAAGAGAGATATTTCTTGGATCTGGAGACGACGGCTTAGATTCTAAAGATTCAGCTACCTTCCTGAAGAATCTTATAATGCTTGAGTCTCTGGGTCCACACCCTATAATTATTCATCAGTATAATATTGGTGGAGATCAAGCTGCAGGTTTCGCTATCTACGACGCAATCAAAGCGAGCAAGTGTAAATTTTTGTTTGTATGTTATGGTTCAGCGTCTTCTATGGGTAGCATTATACCGCAGGCAGTCATAGGTAAAGGTTTAAGGGTCACACACCCTCATACAGAATGGTTAATACATGAAGGCTCCTGCGAGACCAGTGGAACAACAAAGCAGTTCATATCGAACGCTGAGGCCCTTAAAAGGTCAAAAGAATTGATGTACGACATATTTGTCAACGCATGCAAGAAGGGTGCGGCCTTTAAAGGCAAAAAACCTGTAGAGATTAAGTCCATCCTAAAACGTAGATTAAACGTGAAAGAAGATTGGATTCTCGATGGACATCAAGCTGTCGAATATGGTTTTGCGGACATTGTGTTCGGTAAAGGTCAAAATGCTTCTATTGAAAACATACTTAAGAGATTGTAATGAAAAAAGAAAACATAGAGAAAGTATTACAGGACGCTTGGCTTGGCATTAATGTCAAAGACGATGATTTATTCAATCCGATTGACTTTATATTCCATGATGGCGACACCGATAAAATTCTGGAAAGAATCGCTTGGCTGTTTATGCAGCCGGAGTATTTTTCATTCGCATGTAAATATATCCTAAACATAGAGATATCTCCGTTCCAATCTTTGCTACTAAAAGAAATGTGGAACAAGAAGTTTCCAATGCTTGTTGGTAGTCGTGGTATGGGGAAGTCGTTTATACTTTCTGTCTATCCACTGCTCCGAGCATTGTTTATGCCAAGAAGAAAGATTATCGTTGTCGGTGCGGCCTTTAGGCAGTCCAAAGTCCTTTTTGAGTATATGGACACCATCTGGAAGAACGCGCCGATTCTGAGGGATCTGTGCGGCTCCAGAAGCGGACCAAGAAGAGACGTCGATAGATGTGTAATGCATATTGGCGACAGTACAATTACGTGCCTTCCTCTAGGTGATGGCAGCAAGATTCGTGGTCAACGTGCAAATGATATTATTGCTGACGAGTTTGCTTCCATCCCCAGAGACATCTTTGAAAACGTTGTTGCCGGTTTTGCCGCTGTAGCTGCATCTCCAATCGAAAAGGTAAAACAAAGAGCTCAAGAAAAGAAAGCGAAAGAGTTAGGCGTTGTAATCCAAGATGAAAAACAAAACTTAGGTATTATAGAAAAGTCAAACCAGATTATTCTTTCCGGTACAGCATATTATGACTTTAATCATTTTGCAGACTACTGGAAAAGATATCGCTCTATTGTAAATAGTAAAGGTGATAGATTCAAGCTTCAAGAAGTATTTGGTCAAAATGTACCAGAAGACTTTGCTTGGGATGAATATTCTGTGATCCGTATGCCTGTCACCTCATTGCCTGAAGGGTTTATGGATGATGGCCAAATTGAAAGAGCAAGAGCTACTGTACACTCTGGTATCTTCCAGATGGAGTATGGAGCTTGCTTTACTACAGACAGTCAAGGTTTTTTCAAAAGATCTCTGATTGAAAACTGCATAGCCTCAGAAGAAAACAATTTAAATATCAAAGGCGAAGAAATACAGTTCGAGGCCATGTTAAAAGGCGACCCAAATAAGAAATATATATTCGGAGTTGACCCGGCATCGGAAGTTGACAATTTTAGTATCGTGGTTCTTGAGCTGAATGGTACACATCGAAGAGTTGTTCATGTATGGACTACGAACAGAAGTCAGCACAGAGACCAATTGAAGGCGCACCTTGTAGACGAAGATGACTTTTATTCTTATTGCGCTAGAAAGATTAGAAATCTCATGAGAGTCTTTCCCTGTGTAGAGATTGCATTAGATGCTCAGGGTGGAGGTATAGCTGTCATGGAAGCCTTACACGACAAGGATAAAGTTCAAGAAGGCGAATTAAAAATATGGCCTGTTATAGACTGGGACAAACCAAAAGACACAGATAATGAACAAGGACTCCATATTCTTAAAATGTGCCAGTTTGCAAAGTATGACTGGCTAGCTGAAGCTAATCACGGACTGAGAAAAGACTTTGAAGATAAGGTCGTATTATTTCCTGCTTTTGACGCAGTAAGTCTGGGGCTTTCAGCAGAAGACGACAATAGAACTGGCAGAGTATACGACACATTAGAAGATTGTGTAATGGAAATAGAAGAACTTAAGAATGAGTTATCTATGATTATTATGACTCAAACTTCTACTGGAAGAGAAAGATGGGATACTCCAGAAATTAAAGTTGCAGCGGGGAAAAAGAGTAGATTAAGAAAAGACCGTTATTCTTCTTTGATCATGGCAAACATGAGTGCTCGTCATTTTGGGAATCAACAATCAGTCACAAAGTACGATCATTACGGTGGTTTTGCTAGCAAAGATCAAGGACAACAAGAGAAAGATGACGGCCCACTATATAACGGCCCCTCTTGGTTTACAGAAAATCTAGGCAATATTTATTAATTGTGTGTATAATTATTTACAATACAATTATCAATACCATTGACTGGAGATTAATATAAATGTCAGATGATCTATATTTAACATGGGGCGATGATCTAGAACGTAGTCAGGCTTACGAGCAGGCATCAGATAACCTAAATGCATACGACGGCGTGCAGAAGTCCTTCGCGTATGACTATCGAACATTTATTGGTACAGAGCCAAGTCGATCAGTAAGGCCTTCTTTCTATCGTAGTGACTACACTGCGTTTCGTCCGGGAGAAGCTGTACCGAAACACCAGAAGCGTATCATCAAGATGTGCATGCAGGCTTACGACAAAGTTGGAATCATTAGGAATGTTATTGATTTAATGGGTGACTTTGCGTCTCAAGGGCTTACTTTAGTACATCCGAATCGGGCAGTAGAAAGATTCTATCGCAAGTGGTTTGAAAATGTAAATGGGCATGACCGCTCAGAGAGATTCCTCAACTATCTTTATAGATGTGGTAATGTGGTTGTAAAAAGACGTACAGCTCGCCTCAACAAAAATAAAGAAGCTGAACTAAAAAGAAGTACGGCTGCTCCAGATATGAAGATAGAAAATGTTCCAGTGGAGCGAAGAGTTATACCTTGGAAGTATGACTTCCTAAATCCTTTAGCTGTAGATGTAAAGAACAATGGTGGAGGATTTACAGGTGAT